TTTTCGTAGCCTTTTTCTTTTTGTCGTAAAAAGCTTTAGACTCAATACCCTTTTCATTGCTTTTATAATCGTAGATGTACAAATCATTACCATCCTTAATTAAAAGGTCAATTTGCCCAGCAATATTTAATATACCATCTGGGTCATTGTAATAAACTAAGTATTCTGGTAAAGCTGCTCGGTTGCGATTTAAATCAAAATTATTCCTTTCACATTCAAAGTAATCATCGTGAAGAGGGAATCCAAGTGATTTTGGGTTTACAAGTTTATCTTGATAAAACCGCTCTTCTCTTTCACTGTGAATTTTGGTGCCATATTTAGCACTCTCAATCCCCTTTTGTTTATAACCGTCGGCTATAGATTTTTTCAATTTAAGGTATTCAGCTTCATCCGTAAACTCAGAGATCTTCAAATCATTTTTCTTCTTAGTTAACAGATAGGTCTTAACACCAAGATCTGTGAAATCATCTCCCATGAGAGATTCCAAAGCCTTATAACCACTCCAAAAATCCGAATCAAAAGCTTCTTGGTAACTACTCAACAAAGTAGTAACACTAACGTACTTCACATTGGCATTCTTTATGTTCACGTACCGATGACCATCTTCATAAAATGCCACATCACCATTAATTTTTGCATTTTCCATACAATAAATATGTCATTTATTTTTTATATTTGGGCAAAACACCACTCTTATGAACAACATAATTACTTACAAAGGTAATCAAAATTTTAAAAAGGGGGGTTGGATTCAAAAGTAGACTAAGTCCATTAAAAAAAGAGGTACTGAGGGAGTTTGCACAGGTGAAAAGTTCGGATCGTCTAGTTGTCCTCCCGGGTCAAAAAGATACAATTTATAGAAGACTTTTCGAAAGATGGCTAAATAGAGAAAGCATCTTCACGGAGGATTGATTAATTACAAATAAAAAATAAACATAATAATGAAAAAGCAAAGCAAGTTAGTTAATAAGAAACCTGGTTAGAAATCCACATCACAGAATCAGATGAGTAAAGAGGATCAACAAGAATTCCTCATGTGGTTATAGCAAAAGTTACAAATACAATCAGAAGAAGAATTGTAGAACTAGATTCAAGAGTTAGGTGAAGAAGGAATTGCTCAGGCATACTCAACTTTTCAACAAGAAAAGAGTTCTATGCAAAAACAAGCAATGAAACGCGGAGGCATGTTGAAACGTTTAGCTAATTTACGTGAACTCAAATGTGGTGGTAAAATGAAGAAAACTAAAAAAGAATCCGGTGGAAAAGTAAAGAAGCTTAAACTTTTCGATAAGGATTGTTGCAAGTAATTATGGATTATTTAAAATTTGTCAATAATCGAGTCGAACTCGAACGAGATGAGATTCTTCTAGTTAAAGAATTCGCTGCATTAATCGAACATTCTAGGAACAAATGTCCTGAAGATAAGACTGGGAAATTAGGCATCAAAGCTATAAAAGAATTAAGTTTCATATTTCTAAATAACGATTGGAAATCACCTTATTAGGAATTTTCTGAACAAGAACGTAAAGAAGCTGCACTATTAGACAGTGGCTTACAAGAATCTGATTTGTAGGATCCGGTTTTTATTTAGGCGATGAATAAGTATGAAGCTTTGCAAGAAACTAGAATATTGAAGATGTTGAATTCTGCCTACAAAGCTATAGATAATTTAAGAATTTTTTTCGAAACAATTGATTTGACGGAAACAGATTCTCTGACTGGAAAGCCAATTTACAATGCTAGAGATGTTATATCGAACATTTAGAATTTGGGTAAAATGATCGAGGGATTACAACAACTCGAATTGATGGTGAAAAAAGAAAGAGAGTAGACGAAACAACTTCGAGGTGATGCAGACAGAGGTCTGTTTGATTAATGAATCGAGTCAATTGACTCGATTTTTTTATATTTGTTAAATCAACTATGACTTATGATAAAATGGGATGTTAAACTTGGAGATCCGATCGAATATTTTGATCCAAATCTGAGTTATGAGATTACAGGATATAGGCCTATTACAGAAGATAAAGGTTTAGACTTTGACGTCACACCTTTCATTGAAGCTGGTCAAATTAAGATTAAAACCAATAGGTATTGTCCACATCCTGCTGGTACAAAATAGCATAGAGACTTTTGGACTGAACAACACAATAGGTGTAGATATGGCTTTGAGAGTAATGGTTACAGAATAACTGGTGATCATTATTTCTTTTTGAATTTCTACAAATTACAAGCGGTAGAAGGTGTTGTGGCAACTGGTAGTGGTAGGGATACAACATTTCCACGATTCATGTAGGCACAGTACGAATATTTTCATTATATCGCTATTGCAGAAAGTATTAAGAAAGACGTAGTCACTTTAAAATCTAGGGGTGTTGGTTGGTCAGAAATTTAGGCAGGGATGGCTTCCTGTAAATACACAACCACGCCAAAATATATATCTTTGTTTACTGCTTACTATGAAGATTATCTTTTAGGAACTGGTGGTGTATTAACTAAATGCTGGGACAACTTAGAGTACTTAAACACAGACACTGAAAAGGGTATGCGTCGATTAAGGCAAGCTGTCAATACCCAATTCAGAAAAAGGTAGTCTTTGTTGGATAAAGAGAAGAATGAGACCGGACATATGGCAGAAATTTCTGCCATCATTGTCGACAAACCTCGTAAACTTAGGGGTACTCGTGTGGATAGATTGTTCTTTGAAGAAGCTGGTTCGAATGAGAATTTAACCAAGTTGTGGATCCAATCTCTTGCGTTGGTTTCAGTCCAAGGTAACAAATTCGGAACCAGGGTTTAGTTTGGTTGTGTATGTGCCGGTACTAAAGTATGGACAAATGAAGGTAAACTTATTAATTTTGAAGAATTAAAACAAGAGGAAGGTATAATTGGTTAAAATGGTAATACTTCTTATAAAGAAGATATTGTGTGGATGAAACCTCCAGCGCAAAAACCATGTTATCGAATTACAACAACAGGTAATAATTATATTGAATGTTCCGAGGATCATCCGCTATTATCTACCAGAGGACATTTTAGAAACAAATCTAATAATGCTAAAAAGGTAACATTTACATTAGCAAAAGACCTTAAAGTTGGAGATCAACTGGTTATGATTGATAAACTTGATATCTTTGGTGATACTCATGTACCTGATGCTAGGATGTTTGGATTAATGATAGGTGATGGTAATTGTAGTATAAAATCTACCTCACAGATATCATGTGGAGATATTGAAGTATCAGACTATATTAAGTAGAATTACTCACACAGAGTATATAAAACTTTTACACAAACCAATGGAACACCATTCGAAAGTATAGGTATGCATGATTTAAAGGATAAATTAATAGAGGCAGGTCTATATGGATTAGTTAAAGAAAATAAACGACTACCTAAAAATATTCATACTTATGACAAAGAATCTTTATAGGAATTACTTGGTGGATATTTTGATGCGGACGGATGTGTTGTTTACAATTAGAAGAAGAATAGAATTCGTATTTGTTTAACTAGTATATAGCATTAATTATTAAAACAAGTCAAATATGAACTTATACGTTTTGGAATTCATTCTTCTATAGTTAAAGAGACTAGAAAAAAAGGTTATGGAGATGCTAATCAAATAATTTATCGTCTTTATATTCAAGGACTTAGTGATATCTTAAGATTTAAAGAAAATATTAGTTTTCTATGTGCGCATAAACAAAAAATGCTTGAAAGAATTGATGAATTTAAAGATAGACCAGAGACTAATAGAATTAAACAAGCTGAATTTATTCTAAATAAAGATAATGGTAAAGGTACTTTCTTCATTGGTCAAAAAAACATGAAGAATCTTTATCAGGAAAGAATTAGTAAAATTGAATATATAGGAAAAAAAGAAATCTATAATTTACATACCGGATATACAAATACTTATTTATCAAACATGTATATTACGAAGCAAACAGGTGGTGATACAGGTCCACAGCTTATTGGTCTAGAAAAAATGTTTTTTAATCCAGAGGCTTATAACGTATTACCATATAAACACAACTACTCTAAGAATGGAGAATATATATTATCGGCCTACTTTGTTCCATAGTATGCATGTTAGGTTAAATTCTTGGATGAACGTGGTGTCACAAATAAAACCGCCGCAAAAGCATATTTTGAAAAAGAACGCGAGAAATTATTAAGTGATATTGAGGAATACCTCGTCAACTGCTAGGAATATTGTTTCACACCTGAAGAATAGTTATCACGTCAAGGTGTTAACTCCTTCAACCAAGTGAAACTTGCTCAACAAAGAATGGAAATTGAGGTCTATAAGACTAGACCTAAACCGGAAAGAGGTAATTTTGAATGGATTAAGAATGGGGATGGGGATATTGCTGGTGTCAAATGGGTAAAAAGTAGTACTGGTAAAGTGTTAATGTTAGAACCACCAGTTCGGGACGCAAACAACAAAGTTATACAAAACTTATATGTAGCTGGAATTGACTCTATTGACCATGGTGTATCCGACTCTGTTGTTGGAGAAAAAGGATCTAAATTTTGTGCATTAGTTAAAAAACGTGCTTTTGGCAATATGGGTAACAAATATGTCTGTTTGTATTTAGAAAGACCACCTCAAGCAAAACAATAGTATGAGATAGCTTAGCAAATGTTGTGGTTTTATTCGTGTAAAGCAAATCTCGAAGATACTAAAATTACATTCAGAGCTTATCTTCGCGAAAGAAAATGGGATCACAAGATGTTAATGAAACGACCTCAATACGGATTAGAGTCTTAGGGAGGAAGACCGCGTAAATCAAATTCTAATTTATGGGGAACACCTGGATCTCCAAAAATGATTGAACACGGTTTAGAATTAATAACTGATTACATTGAAGATTTTTATGAGAATATGGATTTCTTAGAAATGATTGACCAGTTGCAAAGATTCTCCTATGAGAACAAAGGTTTATTCGACATTGTTTCGGCAATGATTATGACTGAAATCGGTGATGAAGACATGTATAACTTAAAAATCAAGGAATCCCAGGAAGAACGAACTACCCGAAAAGATATTGGTTATTACATAGATGAAAGAGGTATTAAACGTTGGGGAATAGTACCCACTCAACAACAAAATTTAAACAATAAAGTATGTCCGCCGAAAGCCTGGAGAATAATTTAAAACAGTACATTTGTAACACATTTGATGTGGAATATAACAAACGTTTACCGATAACTATCGATGGGAATAATTATATTTGTACATTATATTTAAACCAATCAGATAAACCAATAACCATTCAAGGCGAATTTGAATCAGAAGATTAGTTTTATAATTTTATGATTAAAGAATTGAATAACAGACGAATGCATGTTGTGAGTTATTACATATTGCAAAAAGAACTTGACCACATAAACGAATCAAACAATGATTGAAAATATTTCTAGCATCACTGGCGTACACGATTCTCTGTCAGAAAAAGATAAAGAAAACGAGGCTTTCCTTACCCGAATGACTGACTTGACTATTGCTGAGTTAGTAAAAGAGAAGGACGCTATACGCAAAGCCTATAACTATTATGATGGTGTTTTAGACAAAGAACAGTTTCTCCATTTAGAAGAAGTATATGGTTTGCGTTCAGCTACAAGTGTGGAATTCATTCCATTGGTGAGACCTCACATAGATTAGTTAGTGGGAGAGTTATTGCAAATACCATTTAAACCAAAGATAACCTGTAAAGATGAGAAAACTTTGTCTAAAATAAACAGAGACAAACAAATCAAAATTGCTTAGGAATTATTCAATGAAACCAAACAATATGTAAATAACATGTTTTTGGGTTAGTTAACTCAGGATTCACAACAAGGAGGGGAACAGTCTAACGCTGATCCAAGAATGTTAAAGAAATTGGAGGATTTAAAATCTGAGTTAACTCAAAGTTTTATTTCTGAATATGAAATTGCTGCACAATATCTCATTGAACATTTCAAACAAACCAGAGACTTGGATTTACTGAATAAGCGAAAAGAACTATTCAAAGATCTGTTGATCGCCGGACAATGTTATTATGATGTGAACGTGGATAAAATTGGACAATTGCCCACATTTGAAAGAATTCATCCCTTGGATTGTTTCATAGAGAAAAATCCAAATAGTCCTTATTTAAATCGTTCGTCTAGAGCTGTAGTGCGTCGTAGGCTTACCAAACAAGAAATTTTGATTCGTTATGGTCGTTGGTTAAAACCAGATCAGATTGAACAATTAGATAGTGCAGTTCAACCAATCCTCGACCAAAGTAATTACTATGTCAACAACAATTCAACTGGCATTATTGCTGGAGTAAGTCCTACAATTGTAGGCGATGCGTCCAGAGATCAGTTGTATACTTCATATTACAATAATCGCTATCTTGTATACGAAGTACAGTTTCTTTCAGCAAATGAATACGAAGTTGATGGAAAAACTCATTACCGCATAGATCGTTACAGAACAATCAAAATAAATGATCAAATTTATATATTGTTGGGTAAGGATGAAGATGTTTTCCGTTCACAATCCTACCCAGATGACGCGTATCTATCTGTAAACGGTATAGCTTATGAAGATAGTTTAGGTAAACCTTATTCTTTGATGATAGCTACAGCCAATATTCAAGATAAATACAACATTCTCCATTATCATCGTGATAATTTGATAGCACTTTCAGGTGTGAGAGGTTCTGCCATCGAATCATCGATAATTCCAGAATGGTTGGGAGATACACCTGAAGAACGCTTCAAAAAATTCATAAGTTATAAAAAAACTGGACACGCACCCTTGGCCTCTAAGCAAGAAGGAGCT